CCCTCAACGGACAGCGCGCCCTTGATGTCTGTCGCGCCGTTGATGTGCGTGGGGCCGTTGAGTTTCGTGTCACCCGTGAACGTCGTAGGCCCTGACTGATTGAATGTCCCCGTAAACGTGATCGTCCCGTCAGCCTGGAGCGTGCCCGTAATCGTCGCCGTACCCGTGACATTCAGCCCACCGTTCTCAATGGTGATCACGCCGCCGTTGTAGACGCGCAGTCCGTCCTCCCCGATGCTGGCATTCTGCAACGGGGAAGCAGTCTCCAGAATTCGGAGGCGCCGCAAAATGTCGGCCAGCTCGCCCCTCGAAAGGTCATCAAGACCAGCCATCAAGCACCCCCAGTTGGTTGAAATTCAAGCTTTACCTTTTGCCCCATATCACCCGAATACCGGATGAGTCGGTGAGCCTGCCAGCCGTCAGGGATCCACGGATCACCCTTCGAATACAGGGACAGCGCACCGTTCAAACGCAGATCAGTCACAGTCGTCTGATCAGGTGCGTCACCATTCCCACCAGACGCGAGCATGTCAAAACTCCACTGAGTAGTCGGCGTCGTGTGGATCCGCAAACCCTCCGCAACGAACCCGTCAAGCTTGGCAACATCCTTCACGTCCTTATGCGCCTCAGAGGATTGCAGCAGCGGGTACGAGGTCGCCCACACGTTCGCCCGGATGATCGAATCAGCCTCCGTACCCTGACCCACAGCGAACACGTTATTCGCCAGCTTCGAACCATCCTCCGTGACCGTGATCCCAGAAATGCCCGCCTGACTAGCCGACATGTTCCACGAATACGTGCCGAACTGTTCGTTAGACCGCATCTGCCACTGCAAACCCGTATTGCCGCCTGTGTTCCAGATGGGCCTGAAGTCAACGTCGGGACCGTCAGGCTGATCAATCAAATCCTGCAACGCATCAGCAACCGGCTTCAACAGGTACCCCGCATAGGTCTGATCCCTAGAGCCCGTGAAGTCGCCCCAATAAACCATCGGCAAATCCTCGGTGCCCGTCTGGACAACCTTCTTCACGACCGTTGAGACGCTGAGGTTCAGGAACTGTAGCTTGGTTTTCTCAACGCCAGTCGTGTTCTGAGACACCAGCAACCGGCGCGAAAGAATCGACCACAGATCCGAATGCTCAACCGTCAAAGTCTGCGTGTCCCGGTCATACGTGCGCTTCCAAATGAGCCCCGCATAAACCGGCTCACCCGCCACACCAGGTGCCTCAACCCACTCAATAACCAGAGTGCGCGCCACCAACGAAGTCAGGCTGCGCATATCCAGCTCGGCGAACGTCGGATCAGCAAGCTTGAAAGTCGCCTGCCCCGAAGCGCCCGAATTCAACACACGCTCCCACGTGAACGAAGCCGCCGGCAACCTCATCAACCGCTCACCAGTCGTCGTATTACAGACCCAAACAGTCCACGCCATAAGGGCCCCTTAGATGTAAGTGTCGGTAACAGTGATAGTCGCCTCAGCAGTACCGCCGCTAAGCACATTGATGTCAAAATCCACAGACTGACCAGGTGGCACAGGCCACACATCAGCACTATCCGCCCCAGTAGCAACCACAGTCCCGTTCACCCTGAGCCGACCATCCGTGAACTCGATACGGTGAGGGATCCCAGAAACCAGCGCCCGAGTCACCTTGTACTGCAACCCGCCCGGACCATTCAACCGATAACCATTCGCAGCAGAACCACGAACAGTTACAGTCGGCAACGCGTTATAGTTCCCGCGGTGAAACACGCTCACAGTCCCGTTAGTACGCACAAAATCCCGCGCGCTACCAAACTTGCGCGGATTGACGCACTTCAACCGCACCTGCCACTGAGCGAACACGTCAGTAACCGGTGTGAATTTAACCCCGCTATTACGCTTCGCATCCGCCCACTGCACAGAACCATGCCCGGACGCCTGGAAGCGCCCAGCCATCGCGCCAGTGAAGAAGTTCATCGCCTCATGCAACTGCTCGTGACTGGTCGCATGCAAGTTGCCCGTTGCGGTTACAAGCCGGGCCTCGTTGTAAACCGGCAAATCAAACTCACCGTCAGCGTTAGGCCGGTCGGATGTCTCGCCCTTAACCTCCGGCGAATCCCACCAACCATCAAGGCCCGTGCAAACCCACTTACCGAAGCGATCAACCCCCGAGAGGGTGCGCCCCGCCCACATAATCTGTTCAGGCAATGCGCACCCCACCCTTCGAATTGATCTTGTACGTCACGTCGTCAACGATGTCCCGGCGCAACTGCACCGGATCCAACGCGACCAGGTCACCGTGGAAGTTGATATGAACCCCGCCGCCGGCAGCAACACCGGCAGCAGCAGACTGCGCAGCATAAGAGCGCCCGCCACTCGCGAACGCCGGCAGCTTCGGGAACGTGCCGGCGTTGATAGCCGCCAACTCCCGGTTATACGTGCTAGAGCTGCGACCGTTGATGATCCACTCACCGGCATCAACACGCGCCAAAGGAACGCCAGCGCTAGAAATACCAAGGAAACCGTCAGTCATGCCAGTGCCGGGCCCAGACGTAGGCAGCTGCCCCCCATCCGCGAAGGCTGGCAGGCGACCACCCTTGGCGAACGCGCCGGGCCCGGTCCTCTTGCCGCCAGTGCCCGCACCCTTACCGTCTGTGCCAGCAGAGGGATCGTAGAACCCTGTGGCGTCAGTCTGGAAGACGATGGTGACTACCTTGCCATTCAGCCCATCAGCCTTGCCCCTGATTCCGTCCAGCGTTGCCGATGCCTTGTCATTGACCCAAGTGTCAATTGGGATTTCCTTAGGGATTCCAAGGGCTTTGCGTGCCATCGTGTCCGCAGCGTCACCTGTGATGCCAAGCTGGCCGGCAGCCGTTACCAGGTCGTCGTAGCTTGTCTTGAGCGAGGTCTGCAACTCTGCCTGAGCGGCAGCGGACCCCTGAGACGCTAGGGTTTCCTTAGCATGCGCCTCGGCGGACGTGATCGCCGCCTGTGCAAGTCCGTTGAAGGCTGACTGGTTGGCCCGGCCCTTCTCTGTGTTGATGTCGAGAGTGGTTCCGTTTGTCTTGATCGATTCCGTGATGTTGTCAATGGCATCCTGGTAGGCGATGGCCGCGTCAGACGCCGACAGAGACAGGAGCCCAGCGGCAAACAACGTGTCCCCAAACTTGTCAATATCAGCAATCGACCCATCGGCGGCAAGGCCGACATTCTCCAGAGCCTTAGCCAGATCCTCAGCGCTAGGGGCAGCGGCTTCTGCGGCGCCACCAGCACCCTCGATGCCCTTCGCAGCAGCGTCTGCACCCTTACCTGCACCCTTAGCGTCAGCCTCGGCCTGCTTCAAAGCATCCGCATACGCGGGGAACTTCTTCACCAGATCCTCAACGCTGACGCCCTGGTTCTTGGCGGCTTCCTTTATCTTGTCGAAAGCCTTAGCGGCGTCCTCAGACTTGCCGCTAGACACCAAGCCCGCAAGGCCGTCATCCAGACGCTTGAACGAATCCGACAAAATCTGAGAGGAACCCTTGACGCCAGTGAGGCCGTTCATCACGGACTCGCCCCAGTCGTTGAACTGCTGTCCGCCGTCCCGGTTGAACGTGCGCTTGATGGCGGACTCAAGCCCGTCTACGGTTCTAATCAGGTCGCCGCCGTCGCGGTCCTTGAAAATCCCGTCGAGGGCATTCGCCGCCGACGGTGAGCTGGCCGCCACATCCGCAAGTGCGTTGTTCACATTACCCATGCCGACATCAATCTTTGACATGTAATCGGACTCTGCGATCTTCGCCAGAATTACAGCTACAGCGCCCAGCCCGGCCAGCACGCCAACCGCCTTGCCGACTGACACCAAAGCGCCACGCGCCCTACCGCCTGCCGGGGCAACAGTATTGAACGCGTCCCGAAGATCGCGGACCTTCGATATTCCAGAAAGTAGCCCGCCAGCAAGGAGAGATGCGCCGCCGACCACGGCGACGATGCCGGTTGCTGCACCAAGGGCTGGGGCCGGGACTTTTCCGACCACATCCACAAGGCCTTCGAGCCCCTGCACAAGTCCGCGGAGAACATCGTTAGCGCCGGACCCCGACTGAATCAGGACCGTATCAAACGAGCCGCCCAGCTTCTCCAAATCGCCGGCGAGGTTGTTCTGCATGCGGGCCGCTGTGTCAGCCGCAAAGCCAGCGTCATTTACGGCGTCTTCCCACTTATTGATGCCGTCGGCGCCCTGCTCGTACAGCACATTCGCGGCCCGCACAGCATCGGAGCCGAACAGCGTCTTCAGGGTAGCGTTACGCTGCTCATCTGACATGCCCTTCAGGGAGTCCTGCAAGACGCCGGCGTATTCTGACATGCCGATAAACTTGCCCTGCGCATCGTATGCGTGGATACCAAGATCATCCATGAGCCCAGCGGCTTCTTTGGAGTTCGGGTTCAGGGACATCAGCATCGTCTTGAATGACGTGCCAGCATCAGAACCCGTGAGGCCTGCCGATGCGAACGCAGACAGTGCGCCTGTCGTCTCCTCAATCGTGAGGCCCGTTGATGCCGCCACCAGGCCAGACTGGTTCAGAGCCGCGCCCAGATCCTCAACCGAGCCCTGCGCCTTACCAGCACCAGCCGCCAACAAGTCAGCAATGTGCGGCACCTGATCGCCAGAAAGCTTGAACTGAGTAAGCGCCGACGCCGCAATTTCAGCAGCCTGCCCAACATCCAGGGAGCCCGCTGCGGCCAATGCCAGCGCGCCGTTCAGCCCGCCGGCAAGAATGTCCTTCGTGGCCACGCCAGCCTTCGCCAGCTCCTCAATCCCCTGCGCGGCCTCGCTAGCGGAGAACGCCGAATCGGCGCCAGCATCAATCGCGGCCTGCCGCAAAAGATCCATGTTCCCGGCAGTCTCATGAGTCGCAGCATCAACCGAAGACATCTGCTTGTCAAAATCAGCGTAGGCATGGACAGCAAGCCCGACGCCAGCCAGAGCGGCAGCGCCACTGACAGCCGCAGCTGTCCCAACCTCCTCCAGCGCATCCTTATGTTCTTTCGCAGCCTCGGCAGCCTTAGCCTCAGCCTCGGCTGCAACCTTCGCCGCCGCATCAGCATCCTCACCAGCAGCGACAGCAGCGCGCCCAGCAAGGTAAGCCTCAGCCGAGAACGTCTGGAGCCCATGAGTCGCCGCCTGCTGCGAGGAGACGGCTTTGCCGTTCATGGTTACGAGCTGGCCAGTGTTGTCATACTGCAACCCCGCAGCCTTAGCCGCCTCGTGATGGGCTAGCGCCTGAGCCTGGATCTCTTCAGCGCTCTTATCGGCAGCTTTACCAGCGTCCTCCGACGCCGTCTTCGCCTTCGCCGTAGCCTTAGCGGCTTCATCCATAGCCCTTTTGAAGCCCTGAATCTCCGCAGTGAACCGTACCGAGACATTGCGCTGCGAACCAGCCATGCGGCCCTCCAAGGGTTGCTAAAAGGACCGGCGAGTTACCAGGTCTTCATCAATTTCTTGCGCGTAGAAACGCTGCCCGGGCTCGGGTTTGAACTTCTCTTGCCCGGTATGTTCCTCAACCGCGGCCTGTGCGTGGCAGGTAACGTCGGCGACCTCATACAGGCCCGCGTTGGCGTCATTGCGGCACTCAAACCTCGGGCGTCCGCACTCGCACAAACCCTCCAGGTAGAGGGTGTAGGCGAACTCCAACAACCGGTCCTTCGCCTCAGGCAACGGCCCAAGGTAGGAGGACGGCGGACGCTGGAAACGCTCAGCCGTCTTCAGTGCAGCGACTACTCGCCACCATCTGCCGGTGTAGAACGCTTCGGCAAAAAATCAGCGCTCACAGCCGGGACCGCCCGGCACGCCTGCTGCCAAGCCCCAACGATTAGGGAGAACTGCGCGTCACCAAGAACACGCTCAAGCTTCCCGACCTGCTCGGGGCTTGCCTTCGGGGACACGAACGCCTCAGACAGCACCAGCTTGCCAAGCGCCCGCTGGTCAAGGTCCGGGTTCTTCTCACGCAACTCGGCCTGCTCAGAATCTGACACCGACCGGACACGCACAGTCAGCGCCGAATCGTGGAACTGCTTAGCGACCTTCGCGTACTCGGCACGCAACTTCCCGACACCGCCGCCCATCGACGGGCCATCAACCTCGTCATCGTCAGCGTTCTGGATCTGTTCAGCCAACCGGTCAAGGTCAGCGATCAGACCAGCCTTCTGATACACAGTCACACTGCGCTCGGGGCGATCAGCATCTTCAAGCCATGCGTCAAGGTCAAAATCCTGGGGAGTGGTCATAGGGGTTTCAGGCTCCTAAGTAGTTGTGTCAGGCTCGGGGGGGTTGAAGGTTGGCGGCGCGGAGCCTGAAAACACGCGCCGCCAACCGGTCTAACTAGGCGCCGGCAGCAACCTCAATGAAGGGGTAGCCGCGCTGTACCTCAGCAGGCACGCGGTACTTGATGAAACCGGAACCGTCCGTGCGCTGCGGGGTGTCAGTGATGAACTCCGCGCCCAGGTAGATTTCGTCAGACGCGGCCCAAGTGTCAGTCGCGTCCTTGTCGGTCTGCCGGGCGTAACCGTAAAGGGTAGCGCCCTTCTCCTTGACCGCGGCCCAGCCGGTTTCGTTGGCGTCATCCGCGCCACCGGCAGTCAGGAACTTCCGCCAGAGCGTGAACCCGGCAGTGTAGTTCGACGCGCCAATAGCGTTCGCGTTGCCCTCGTCGCACAGGGCCTTCTCAGCGACCTTGTCCGAATCCGTAGCACCCCATGTGAAATCCGAGGACAGGATGTCGCACGACAGGTCGATACCGGCGTTCAGCTCAGTAGCGGTCGGTGCCGCCGGGTTCGCCGGCTTCGTAGTAAGAATGGTGAACTTCGTTTTGCCATCGGCAAGAACACGAGCCATTTAGGCCTCCTTCGTTTCCGGCGAGGCCGGCTTTGGTGTTTCCCGCGCCTTCTGGCGAGGAGTCTTGGAAAGGTCATTGAAAGGGGCATCAGACCGGTCCAGCCAAGACGCCGGAACCACCTGCTTAACCCCAGTCGTCTTCGAGTAAGCGTCAACAAACTCAGTCATGAGCAGCCTGCTTTCGGGCATAGAAAAAGGCGCCCAAGAGGACGCCGGAGAACAAGGGGGTTTTAGAGTTTCGAGGACACCACAGCGAACTCGTCAACAGCGAAGATCGGGTTAGCGCCACCGGTGAGGGTTACGCTCGTGTCGGTCTGCACATCCTGAAGCGAGGACTGCCGCAACTTCCCCGGGGACCACCCAGCAACGACCGGGATCTTCCGGTTCAGGTCGGCTCGCGTGTTCCGGCACACAATCAGCACCGAATCGCCAGTCAGGCCCGCATACGTCGCCCGGATCCGGATGTCTAGCACGTCCGGCACATCCTCCAACGAATCCCCATCAGGACCGCCGGAAGACTCATTGCCAGGATCGCCCCACAAGCACACATACGGGTACTTCGGCGTGTCCGGAACGTTCCACATGTAAACCGTTGTGCCCGGGCGGATAAGTGCTTTGACCGCGGTGTAATGCTCCAGGATCACAGCAAACCCTCCGTCGCCTTGAACGCATACTCATAGAAGTTCGCCGCCTCCTCCAACATCGCATCCTCCGGGTTGCGGACAGTGCCACCACCAGGACGAGACGTGCCGTAATAGGCGATGCCAGCAAGGGATCCAGAGCCGCCGGGGGTAGGCCCAATCTCGGCCTCGATCACGCCGTCACCGCCAAACTCGTGCACTTTCAAGTCGTAACTGATCGTCGGCGCCAACTGCTTGAAGTGCTTGGATGACTGAGCATCCTTACGCATCGCGTTCTTCGTGTTCAGCGCAGACCTAGCGACCACGCCCTTTAGCTTCGGGACCATCAGGGCAGGGATCGCACGAAACGACTTAGCCAAACCGTCAAGCTCGCTCGCGTCAGCGCTCACAGGTTCTCCTTCACAGGCAACCGGGCCGCAGTGTCGAACGAGTCAGGCGTGAAGCCCTCCACCCGGTACTGCTTCCCAACCGTAAACGCATTCAGCCTCGAAGCCGTGATCGTGACAACATCATCGTCCTGCACATCCGCAGCGTTCGCCGGGATATGAACCTGCCGGGAAACGATCACAAACGCAGCCCCAGCAGCATCCGGAGTCGCAACTGAC